GCGCTGCATTGCGCGTTGGAAACAATATCATTCAAGCATCTGATGGGGGTTCAACCATCACAATGGACACTTCTGATAATGTAACAATTGCTGGCAATTTAACAGTTAATGGCACCACAACTACAATATCAACCACCAATTTAATTATACAGGATAAGATTATCACGCTTAATGATGGTGGTAATTCTTCTTCCGGCGGCGCAGTTGGTATCGAGATTGAAGAAAACAACGCAATAGTTGGCTATGTTAAAACAAACTCCGGAGGCGACTGGACACTCCACGGCGCTACTGCTGATGGTACTGCTGCTGACGCCATCCTTACATTGGATGTAAACGCTACTAAAACTCTTACGGTTGCCGGTGCTTTAAACATCGAGGCCGACTCAAATATCAATCAAGATCTCTCTAGTGATTCTACAGCGGCTACTTTTGCGACTCTTACAATTTCAACTAGTTTGCTTCCAGACGCTTCTGGAGGCGCCGACATTGGTTCCACATCAGCAGAGTGGGGTGATTTCTTTATGGGAGACGGCAAAGTCATTAAGTTTGGCGCCGATCAAGATGTCACATTAACTCACGTAGAAGATACAGGATTGCTTTTAGCTGGGACTACACATCCATATCTACAAATTAGAGATAGTGCGCTAGTTATTGGTTCATCTGCTGACGGTCAACTTGATATTGATGCAGACACAGAACTTGAATTAACGGCACCCACGTTGGATATCGTTGCAACGACGGCTGTTACCATCACAACCCCCTCTGCATTAATTAAAGATACTACAACTAGCAGTGCAACCGAGGGAGGTGCGCTGAAATTAGCATCTGACGACGGCGCGGTTATGGCTTCGGGTCACAGACTTGGCGTCATTGAATTCGCAGGAGCAGAAGACACAGGAAACACTCTTACGGTTGGTGCAAAAATTGAAGCACTTTGCGACGCTACTTGGTCAGCAAGTGAAAATGGTGCATCTTTGTTGTTTTATACCACCGATGGCAATGCTTCACAATCTGAAGTATTGAAACTAGACAGCAACAAATTGGCAACTTTTTCTGGAGATCTAAACCTTGCTGATGATAAAAAGATGATTTTTGGTGCTAACAATGACGCTTCTATTGAATACGATGAAAACGGAACTGACAGGCTTATAATTTCCGGATCTGTAGCTGGCATTGACATTTCTGGTAGCCTTTATATGAATGAAATTGGCCCATATGGGATCCCAAGCGGCACTGTTGATGGTGCCGGAAGTTATTTAGGCCTTAATGACAGCCGTCAATTAGTTTTAACTACGCTTGTGCACGACACTGAATCGGATGACGCTGATAGTATAATAGCACAGCAAATATTAGGTGGATAATCATGGCAACATTTACAAAACAATTTTTTAGCAGCTCATACAGTGGTAGTTTTTATGGACTACCTATAGAAGTATTGACCTCTGGTACTTATCCTGCCGCACCATTTTTTGGTACAGGAATACATACATTCCCATCAGGCTCAACAGAAATAGATGAAGTGTGGCTATATGCAACAAATGTTAGCACTGGTAGCCAAACTCTTGTTGTTCAGTTTGGGAATAGTGGAAGTGCTTATGAGATTGTGCAAGAACTACCCTCTAGAGCTGGACTAACTTTAATAGTTCCTGGATTAGTAATGGGTCAAACAAGCAGCTTATCGCCTCCTTTAGCTGATGGTGCGCACATTGCAGCATACGTTGGAGGCCCTTCAGATAGCGCAACATCGGATGTTTTAATATCAGGCTACGTAAACAGAATAAGTGGGAGTGGGTTATAATGGCATCGCATGATATAAGAAGACTGAATCCCGGAATTCAAGTGGATAAATTATATGTTGGTACTGCCTCAAAGGTAAATCCTCATCTAGCGCCAGAGACATCAGAAGTTACAATGGCAAAATCTACTTTTACTACCCCTAATATCAATGAGGTAAATGACAGCCCCTCGCCCTTTTCATTCGATTCCAGTAGCGGCAGCATCTTGATACTAACACCACCCTAATAGGAGAATTTAATATGGCAGAAAAACACGTAAAAGTAACAATTACAACAGCCACATGGCAATTTTTTCTACAAAAGTTATGGGACTTTATAGAAAACTCACAGTCAGGTATCTTACAGTTTGTACAAGAAGGCGGGGATTATGCTGTAAAATCCGGAGGATCTTTTTGGAACGGTAGTGATGATTTGTCAAGCGGCTTTGGGTCTGATAATGATTACATCGTCGTTGAGCCAGTTACTGCATATCCAGGCGGAGACAAATGGCAGGCTAAAATTAAGGCTATAGATTTTGACGACAAAGCTGTAGCCGACTCCTCGCTTGAGGTATCATGGCTCGGAGGATATGATACTTCTGCAAATGATTTCCCCGCAGGAAATCAAACTTCCGGAGAGTTAACACATATACCAAGTTATCATGCGATGGCCACCACCGACTCGTGGTATTTTTCTTGTTCAAATAGCGATACATATACGAGTGATAGCGGAACACAGACATATACATATTTGAGAGTTGCACACTTCGATACGAGCGCGGCAGAGAACGGTAAATTTGCAGCTTTCTATGTGGGGGGGTACATCCCTGCTGAGCCAAACGCTGACACAAAGCCAGTGTGCGTCTTCACAAGACTGATGCAATCTGGTGACGGCAACACTTTTTGGGGCGACCGGTCGAGCACAACATCATTAGCTCCGGGTAACTATGCCCATAACACTTCAGGCGGCAATGTTGGCGCTTCCATTCCCGATTGGGTAATTGACTACTACCATTTTAATCCTCTTAGCAGAAGCGGCAACTGGATTAACACTCCCTTGTATATATTGGACGAGAACAACACAACCACTCTTGGAGCATTTGGTAAATTTAGCCAACTATGGGGAGATTACGACAGGACAGATGGAGCAGCAGACGGTAGCGCCAAGTACATGGTAAGCGGTGATATAATGTTTAGGTGGAACACAGCTGCATAAAATGAAGAACAAAAATTTAAATAAAATAGCAACTATTGAAAAAGCTATTTCAAAAAAATATGGCAATGAAGCCATTATAAACCCTAAAGCTTTTTGGACTGATGAAAAAGAAAAAGAATATCTAAAAGAATTAAAAGAGCTTTATAAAAAAGAATGTAAACAAAAAGAAGACACAGAGAAAGTTGAGAAAGACGGATTTTTCCTTCCTAAGAATCTAATTACTAAGAAAAGCAAAAGAAAATGTTTTATATGTGATATTTATTCTTTTGACTTAAAAGACGATGTTTATATGAATAAGTTTGAATGTTGTTTCAAATGTTATGTACAATGGATTGAAGGTAGAGAAGAAAGATGGTTGAAAGGGTGGAGGCCAAATTATGAAAATAACCAAAGAAAAACTTAAACAATTAATCAAAGAAGAATATGGCAATATGAAAAATGAAGAATTAAACCCTGAAAAGACTGAAGAAAAGCAAGAGTTCGCAAGAGAATTTAAATCTGCCTTTGAACGTGAGCGGGAGGAGTAAACAAATGGCAACAGTATATGATATTATAAAAGGGATTTCACAAGCAGCTGCAAACGCTTATGATGGATCACAATATAAAAATTTATCTGCAGATGGTGAAACACGACAATGTGGATTAAAAAGAGAAATGGGAGATCCAATTATCGATTCAAGAGTTATGGACGGCTTCGGCGTAAAGTTCCATGGCACACAATTAATAATTACTTATCATTCTGAAATACCGATTAAAGAATTTCATAATTCCAAATATGATCAAGAAATTGAACAAACATTTGCAGACATAGTTAAATTCTTAAAAAAAGAATATAAATCAATAACTGGTGACAGCCTTTCCCTAACTGAAACTGGCCCTGCAGATATTCATTTGCAAAACATGTCAAGAGTACGAAGCTGGTGTCAAGCTAAAAAAGTATATGCAATAGGTGGCTTACCAAAAGGCACGCCAGAAACAATATTAGATGACTCTCAACGTGATTTTGGCCCAGATCGTTTAAAAGGAGCTATTGAAAAGTGGTTAGCAATAGGCAAAGATAAATATCCTAAAACTAAAAAACCACAGAATGTAACAAGAAAGGGCGAACAATAAGAGAAATATTAATTAATGAGCTACAAACTAACAAAACAAGAAATAATAAAAGAAGTTGTTAAATGTGGCAAAGACCCAATATACTTTATAGACAATTATGCTAAAATTCCCCACCCAATAAGAGGTTTAATTCCTTTTAAAACATATAGCTATCAAGGAGAATTATTGGAAACGTTCAACGATTATCGATTTACAGTAATTCTTAAAGCAAGACAGCTAGGAATTTCAACTATTACAGCGGCATACATTGTTTGGCTGATGTTGTTTCATCGCGATAAAAACATTCTTGTAATGGCCACAAAATTTTCTACAGCAGCTAACTTGGTTAAGAAAGTTAAATCAATGATTAGATACTTGCCAGATTGGATACAAATAGCATCAGTTTCAATAGACAATAGAACTTCTTTTGAATTGTGTAATGGATCACAAATTAAAGCTTCTTCTACCTCTGCCGATGCTGGTCGTTCAGAAGCTTTATCTTTATTGGTTGTTGATGAGGCTGCACACGTTGAAGGATTAGAAGAATTATGGACTGGTTTGTATCCCACTCTTTCAACGGGTGGTCGTTGCATTGCGCTTTCAACGCCAAATGGTGTTGGCAATTGGTTTCATAAAGCTTATATCGAAGCCGAACAGAAAAAAAACGACTTCCATCCGGTAAAACTACAGTGGGATGTACACCCCGAACGAGATCAAGAATGGTACGAAAATGAAACTAAAAACATGTCACGCAGAGAAATCGCACAAGAATTAGAATGTAATTTCAACACTTCTGGTGAAACTGTTATACATTCAGATGATATAACGAGAATTAATGAAACAATAAAAGATCCAAAATATAGAACCGGCTTTGATCGCAACTTTTGGATTTGGGAAGAATACAAGCCAGAAAACACATATTTGCTTTCCGCAGACGTTGCAAGAGGGGACGGTAAAGACTATTCAGTTTTTCATATTTTTAAATTAGAAACTATGGAAATTGTTGGCGAATATCAAGGTAAACTAACTCCAGACTTATTTGCTGACGTTGTTTATAGTGCAGGTAATGAATATGGCAATTGTATGGTTATTGTTGAAAACAATACAGTTGGATTTTCAGTGTTAGAAAAACTTAAAGATAACAATTATCCCAATGTTTATCACTCAGTTAAGTCGACTCATGAATACGTTGATCAACTTCAAGCAGAAACACGATCTGGTACAGTTGCTGGGTTTACCACTTCATTAAAAACTCGACCATTATTAGTTGCTAAGTTTGAAGAATTTATAAGGAGCAAATTACTTACCATTTATTCTAAAAGGCTTAGATTGGAATTAGACACTTTCATTTGGAACAATGGAAGGCCAGAAGCTCAAAGAGGATATAATGATGATTTAATTATGGCATGTGCAATTGGTTGCTGGGTAAGAGATACCGCTTTAGTAGAAAATCAAAGAGATACTGACTATAGAAAAGCTTTCATAAATAGCATGACTGCAGTTAATTCACGTTTAGACACGACAATCCCTGGAATGAGAAAACCAAGACAATGGGAATATGATGACAAATTGAACGATAGCATTAAAACAAATAAAGAATATATTTGGCTATTAAAGGGTTAAATGAATGGTTGAAAGAAATAAAAATCCAAAGAATCCAGTTTCTCCTTTATTTAAAAGGCTTACACGATTATTTTCTGGACCTATTATTAATTATAGATCTCAGACAACACGTCAACTAAGAAGGCGCAAACTAGATAAATATGCTAGAACATTTAAGGATGTTGCTGGCCAAAAATTTCAACGTGTGGGATATAATCCATTTGATAATTTACAAGCTCACACAATGACAACCCAAAGTCGAATACAACGATATGCCGATTTTGATCAAATGGAATACACACCAGAAATTGCATCTGCTTTAGATATTTATGCAGACGAAATGACAACTCACACATCTATAAAAAATATGTTAAATATAAAATGTGACAACGAGGAAATAAAATCTATTTTAGATACATTATATCAGAACGTTCTTAATGTCAACTTTAATCTTTTTGGCTGGTGCAGAACAATGTGCAAATATGGTGATTTTTATTTATATTTAGATATTGATGAGCAAATGGGAATACAAAATGCAATTGGACTTCCTTCTGTAGAAATAGAAAGGCTTGAAGGCGAGGATAAAATAAACCCAAATTATATTCAATATCAGTGGAATACTGCTGGAGTAACTTTCGAAAATTGGCAAATTGGTCATTTTAGAATTTTAGGAAATGATAAATTTGCACCATATGGTACGTCAGTATTAGATTCAGCTAGAAGAATTTGGAGACAGTTAACGCTCTTAGAAGATGCGATGATGGCATATAGAATTGTTAGATCTCCAGAAAGAAGAGTTTTTAAAATTGATGTAGGTAACATTCCACCAGAAGATGTTGAACAATACATGCAAAAAGTAATTACTTCGATGAAACGAAATCAAGTTGTCGATCAGGATACTGGTCGAGTGGATCTTCGCTATAATCCAATGAGCATTGATGAGGATTATTTTATTCCCGTTCGTGGAGGCATTGGCACAACAATCGAATCTCTACCTGGAGGCACATATACTGGCGATATTGATGATGTAAAATATTTAAGAGATAAATTATTTTCAGCATTAAAAGTTCCTGCTTCTTATTTATCCCGCGCCGAAGGCGCAGAAGAAGATAAAACAACATTAGCTCAAAAAGATATTCGATTTTCTAGAACCATTCAAAGATTGCAAAGATCAGTAATTACTGAATTAGAAAAAGTAGGAATTATTCACCTTTATACTTTAGGCTTTAGGGGCGACGATCTAGTTTCCTTTACACTTTCACTTAATAATCCATCAAAGATAGCTGAACTGCAAGAGCTTGAGCACTGGAAAGTTAAATTTGACACTGCAAGCACAGCCTCTGAAGGCTTTTTTAGTAGAAGGTGGATTGCTATCAACTTCTTTGGCGTAAGTGAAGAGGAATTCTTAAGAAATCAAAGAGAACTGTATTACGATAGACAAGTAGATGCTCAACTTGAAGCTGTTGGCGAAGCCATCGCAGCCGAATCTGCTGCTGGCGGGCTAGGAGAACTCGGCGCAGAAGAACTCGGCGCAGAAGAACTCGGCGCAGAAGAACTCGGCGCAGAAGTTGAAGGCGAAGAAGAATTCGGTGCAGAAGTTGAAGGCGAAGAAGAAACTCTTTTGTCCGCACCTGGAAAAAGAGACGATAGCCAGCACATAAAAGTTAAAAAAGATGGATCTCATTTAACTGTTGGAGCAAAAGGAAAATGGTATAAGCCAGTTAAAGTTAGTCGAGGATATGATAATAGACCGGCAGGAGCAAGAAAAAGACATAATTTAGCTAAAGGTTCAAATGAGCTAGGCACGCTTCCAATGAGGCAATTGATGCCTGGCGCTTTGGAACTATTAGGCTTAGGAAGAGGAATTTCTGAAGATTTGGATACTAATTATAACAAAGAAGAAAAGAAACTATTTACAATTAACAATGATGTTAAAAAACTAATTCAAGAATTGGAGCAAAAGGATGCGTCTAAAGCACAATAAAAAACGAAATACAGCCTTTTTGTATGAAATACTTACAAGAGAAGTTGTTAAGAGTACTCTTAAAAAAGATATAAACAAAAGAAATAATGCAATTTTTTTAATAAAAGAAAATTTTGCAAAATATACTGAATTGAGAAAAGAATTAGATCTATACAAAGCACTACTTGGAACAAAAAATATTAACATACGCACAGCAGAGAAATTACTTTATGAAGTAAAAAAGACGCATAAAAATATTGATAAACAAAAACTTTTTATAGAACAAAGTACGTTGATTAACCTAATCAATAAAAATCTATCAAAAAGAGCTTTTTTTAATTTTGTGCCCAACTATAAGGATTTAGCAACTATATCTCAAATATTTGATGAAGACGTGGCGGCAAAACCAAGGGTTATTTTAGAGGAAAGCATATTAAAGGCCATGCTTGACCCCGCCAAAAGAGAGCAAATAAAAGAAAATAAAGTTTCTAATTTAACGTTAAAATCTTTTGTATCTAAATTTAATGAAACATACGATAATCTATTAGAAGAACAAAGAACTCTTTTAAATAAATACATTTTATCTTTTTTAGATAATGGTGTTGAATTTAAAATGTTTTTAAATGAAGAAATAAGTAGAGTATACGAAAGTATTAATAGTTCACTCAACTTAGAAGAAATAAAAAACGATACTTCAATGAAAAACAAAACTAAAGCTACGCTTAAAATAATTGACAGTTTTAAAGAAAATCCAATAAACAAAAGCATGCTTAAACAAATACTTAAAATGCAAGCTTTAGCAAAAGAGATACAAAGCTAATGGCTATTGCAATAAAAGTCAATCCAGAAGCGACTATGCCCGAAGTTGAACAAGAAATGCCCGTACAGGCAACAAGATCAATAAATATTAGAAAGATGCTGGATGGCAGTTTGGTTATTTTTGACCATGCTGATATTGATATAGTGATATCACCAGCAAAAAGCAAAGTTATTGCATTTGCAAAAAATGAAACGGGAGATCACATATATGCTGCTTCAAGTCGACTTTTTGATTTTTTAATAAAAAAGGGAATTATAAATTTAGGCAGCGTTCGAAGCGGAAATATTTTTGGTTCATTGGAAGGTGAAATTCCGAAAAACGATTCAGTAGATCCAATTCAAATGGCAGTATTAGCTATTGACAATTTCATTAAAGAAGAAAGACCTTTTTATGATAAAGGGGATGAATTTGAAGATCAATTGGAAGATAAATTATTAGAACCAGATGAAGAGCACTCAACTGAATTTGGTAAAATACCACATCAACCTAGAAAAGGCACCATAAACACATACCCAGGTGCAACAGCTACCTATACCCACTGGGGAATGTTCCGATAGAGGCGACATGGAATTAATTTATTTTATTTTAACCGCCTACGGGCTCACTCAAATATTAATTTTTGGTTCAATTTTCAATAAAGTTCGTCCTTCTAAAAGATTCTTAGGTGGCTTTGGCAAGTTGTTTCACTGCCCACTTTGCATGGGCTTCTGGGTTGGTATATTTTTATTCGGAATAAATAGATGGACGGAACTATTTACATTTGAATATACGTTAGTCAATGCTTTCATTGCTGGATGGATAAGCTCTGGAACTTCATACATAATGAGCATATTGGTTAATGATTTTGGCTTTAAAATAACGTTTAAAAATGAAGGTGATTGCAATGTTGAATAAAAGATGGAAACTACAACCAGTAAGGCGCTGTTGTAGCGGCTCTAGTATTGTGCGGATTGCGTCCGCAATTTAAAGAGGGATTATCATGACGAATAGAATGCTTTTAAGAGAATACTATGAGCTTTGTGAGGGTGGTATATGTCAAGATCTTCTTACAGAAGACGAAAAACGATACGTTGCTTCTGGAGGTTTAATTCTTTCTGGAATAATGCAAAAATGCGATGAGCTAAACGGCAATGGCCGCGTATATCCTCGTACAATTCTAGAGCGCGAGATTCAAAACTACAAAAAGCTTGTAGAAGATCGACGTGCATTGGGAGAACTAGACCATCCAGATGATTCGGTTATTAATCTTAAGAATGCTTCACATCTTGTTACAGATGTTTGGTGGGATGGCGAAAGTGTAATGGGCAAAGTACAAGTACTTAACACGCCTTCAGGAAACATTCTTAAAGGATTAGTTGAATCAGGTGTCAAATTAGGCATTTCTTCACGCGGCTTAGGATCAGTCCGAGAATCACAAGGAAAAACTATCGTAGAAGATGATTTCCAACTTATATGTTTTGATTTTGTTTCTGAACCTTCCACGCCAGGTGCATACATGATGACAGAAAACAAAGAAAAACAATTGTTAAATTCTGTACTTACAAAGGCTGACAGAATTAATCGAGCGTTAAATGATATTTTACAATAAAAACAGGGTAACAGGAAAGAACATTAATGAGTGAATTATATGTAAACACAATCTATCCACAGTCAGGTAATGAGATTGCTGTTTCTGGAAATTTAAATGTCTCTGGTACATTTAAAGCATATCAATTTGAAACGATTGTACATAATTCGACCACATACCTAGGTGATACAATTTTTGGCAACAACAACACCGATCATCATCAATTTAATGGAAATGTATCTGGATCTGGCTATGCTATTTTTGTTACTGGCATTACAACCGCTGGAGATTTAAATGTTTCTGGAAGCACTTCGTTGGGTTCGATTTCGGCAGTAGACGTTTCTGGCTCTGGTAAAGGTATTTTTGCAGGAGGCGTTGAAGCCCAAGGAGATATACAAACCTCTGGAAGCCTTTACGCACGCCATAATGTCTCTGGCTCTGGCAAAGGTCTTTTTGTTCTAGGCATTGAAACTGCTGGAAATACATATTCCACCGGAAGCATGTACACACTTCACAATGTCTCTGGCTCTGGTAAGGGCCTTTTTGTGAGTGGTATAGAAACTGCCGGAACTTTAAGTGTTACAGGAAGCTCTACTTTCCGTGGAAATCTATTACCTGTTAACGATGCCGCCACAGATCTTGGCTCTTCTTCAAAGCGTTGGGCCAATGTACACACAGCAGACTTACACTTAAAAAATGAGCGAGGAGACTGGACTATTGTTGAGGAAGAAGACTATTTATCTGTAATAAATAACAAAACAAAAAAGAGATATAAAATGATGTTAGAGGAGATCAAGGACTAATGGGCATTTTTGGACATAGACTATCTGGTTCTGATGAAAGTGTTTTTGTAGGCGGCATTGAAACCGCAGGCGATATCCAAACTTCTGGAAGTCTACTTGCACGTCATAATATCTCTGGCTCTGGCAAAGGTTATTTTGTTTCTGGCATTGAAGCTCAAGGCGACCTCCAAACTTCTGGAAGTCTATATGCACGTCACAACGTCTCTGGTTCCGGTAAAGGCTTCTTCCATGAAGGCATTGAAACTGCTGGAAATTTACTAGTAACAGGAAGTACGACATTTAGAGGAAATACCACACACAATGGCAGTGTTACCCTTGGCGATACCAATGCCGATCAACTCACCATTAATGCTCGTATTGCCTCGGACCTTGACCCGACCGGGGATGATGCCCGCGATATAGGTCAAGATGCCTTGCAATGGAAAGATATTTATATAGATGGTGTTGGGTATATTGATCAATTAGGTGCATCTGGTGATGGCGCAATTGTATACGCAACCACCATTAATGCTAGTAGCGATACAACAGTTAGTGGCAATATTTACCTTGCAGATGATAAAAAGATAATTTTTGGTGCCCAAAACGATGCCTCTATAGAATACGATGAAGACGGAACTGACGAACTTATTATCTCTGGTGCCGCTGGCGGCATTGCCCTTACACTACCGCAAGAGACAACCGACGCCTTGACAATTGGCGGTGGACTAACTATTATGAGCTTTGACACCAACACTGGTCTGGTCACTCAGAATGGTACTTTTAAATTATCTGATGATGTCTCAATTGTTTTTGGTACGAACGATGATGCTCAAATATATTATGATGAAAGTAACGAAGACGTACTCATAATATCTGGCTCCACTGTTGGTATAAAGGTCAGCCTCTCCACACAAGCGGAAGATGCCATGATATTCGAGTCCGCTGACGATAACTTTTTCACCATTGACACTACGTCAGCCAACAGCGGCATTAAAATATTTGATGACGTTAAGCTTTATTTTGGAGACGGCAGAGATGCCCATATAGAATACGACGAAAATGGAACGGACATGTTAATCATTTCTGGTTCCCACAAAAGTACAGCCTTCGGTGATGGCGGTATCATTTTAAGCGGTAGCGCCATATTCTTCGACGGAGAAGCAAAACTCACTCAAGGCGCATTGATGTCAGATGACCAGGAACTCCTCTTCGGTGATGATGATGATGCAACCATTTATTACGATGAAGCAAGCGATGACGCATTAATCATTTCTGGTTCCCACTCTCCGCCCAACCAGGGCGGCGGCACTATATTACAAGGCGCCGTCGTCCAAGTTCAGACAAACCTCCACCTTGGCGATGATAAAAAGCTACTTTTTGGCAATGTCGGTGATGCCTCCATAGAGTACGACGAAGATGCAACGGACATGTTAATCATTTCTGGTTCCCACAAAAGTACAGCCTTCGGTGACGGCGGCATTGCTTTAAGTGGCAGTGCCATATTCTTCGACGGAGAGGCAAAACTCACTCAAGGTGCGATAATATATGACGATCAGCAGCTTCTT